ACACCTTTTTGTAAAAGCTTACCATTGTATAATTGTCTTCCTCTTACAGATTTATTGGTTTGCACTGGATTCGTTACTTTATTAAATACTGGATCTACGTCAGTATGGTTTAATTCTAATATTCTAGTAATTTTATCTGACTTAACTCTAGCTTCATTTTTAGCCCTAGAAGCAATGTACACTTGAGGTATTATTACGTATCCAAAACCTGGATTAATAATTGAAGCAGACGCAATTTCTGATGGAACTAACTGAACTCTTGCAGTTGCATTACCAACAATAGCTATATTAGGAACCTCAGTAAATCCGGATCCAGGATTAATAATATCTATATGAGACACTTTACCGTGTTCAATATAGGATATTGCTGTAGCATTAGAACCACCACCTCCAGTTATTGATACTGCAGGCGGAGATGTATATCCAGATCCCCCATTAATAACTTCAATGCGATGTACTGAAGTAGCTTGAAGAATATATTTACCGGTTGCAGTAACATTAGTAGTTAAAGGTACACCTAGATTATTAACTGAAGTAGGAGCATCAAAAGAAATTAATGGCGGCGTTGAATATTTCTTAGTAGTATCTGGTGTAACTGTGATATTCGCAATCTTAGATAAGTTTGGATTTGCAGCTACATTGGCAAACGCTGATGAATAGTTTGCGCCAGTAGCAGTAATAGTCGCGCCATTGATTTTTCCATCTGAATCTATAGTACAAGTTACAGTAGCTTGAGTTATTGTTTGACCTGTAGTAGCAACACCATTAACTACAATTGTTGGTGCAGATGTATACCCGAACCCAGCCTCAGCAATTTCAACTGCAGTAACTTTACCGGCATTGCTTCCGGATTGTGGAACAGTTAAAGATAATCTTCCAGATTTATGAACATTAACGCTAGTAGCCGGTAAAAACAATGAAGCGAACATTTCAACAATTAAAGGAATATCCTCAAGTCCAATGACACCAGGCTGTAAATCTGGCATAGACGAATATGTAAATCTGTTTGTTCTTCCATAACCAAAGAAGCTTTCTCCAGTTAATTGATTGTGTTTAGGGCCACCTACATATCTTAATTCTCTTAAAAGTTTTTGATCATCTCCTAACTCATCGCGAGTTAAGAACAATTGGATTAGGATCTCAGCAAAATATTTAAATCCAGCTGGATGCACAAGTCTATTATAGAAATAATCCCATGATGATAGGTTTTGACCTGTACGTATTAAATAAGAAAACTTTTGATATCTTAAACTATCTTGGACTTTGATTGTATCTGATAAGAAACCTTTTTTATCTAGATAGATACCTCCTTTAGGAAGAGCTGGATTTACTGACCAGTTTCCAGAAGAAGGAATGAGTGTGCTATCCCACGGATATTCAACCTCAACCTCGTCATCAAATAATAACCTAAAGAATACTTCAATAGAATCTGCAGAACCACGTATCTTATAGTAATCAGTAATTGCTTTATATAAGTTTCTTTTATTAACTTGGATAGAACGTGGAACAACAGCCGCAATTTCTTTTTGGATTAATTCCAGATAAGCTGCGGCTGTACTATCGATATCCATAGACTCTTCGATTGTATTAAGAGCATATGAAGCACCAGGGCCAGCCCAAAATTTTATTGGGGTAGTAAGAGTTGCTGTCTGTGTATTGTAATTAACATATCCACTACTAGTTGGATGTCCAAACCTAATAGTAAAAGTTTTACCAATATCAGATGTTGATCGCGATAGAGAACCAGGCAAATTATTACCATTAGTTATATTAACGTTAGACGCGGTAAGCGCATACGTTGTAATATTACCATCGCTATCAGTTAAAGTTAACGTGGAGTTAGCTCCATCGTCATCTGTAAAAAAGTGATCGTTTTCATTTTTTGGATCACTAACTCTAAAAACAGCTCTATCATCTAATACAACATCAGTATATGTTTCTGTCTGTTGATAAATGAACTCTTCTAAGTTCATAAATTTATAATAAGCTTCTAATAATAATTTTAATCCAGCCGAGTTTTCTAATATCTCAGATGGGATTAGTTCTTCAGTTCTTAGATTTTCTTTAGTCTTACTTTTAGAAGACGCAACAGATTGAATATACCCCGGTGAGGATATATCCGAAGAGAAGAGTGTATTATTTGTTTTATGAGTTCCAGCCATCTTATCTTAGCCTTGCGGTCGTTGAATAATCTATTGTGCCCGAAGATCCTGCTACTGATATTGTATCAATGCTTGGAGTAATCTGAACTCTTAGAGGATCGATTGCAATAAGCTGATCTCTTTTTGGAGCAAGGTCTAACGAGTTAGGTACAACTGTAATTCGAATTGTATCTACAGAATCATTATCAGGTATAAAGTTATTTAATGAGATCGTTCCTTTCTGAACGTCAATAGTTCCAGCGTTATTAATCACTGTAACATTTTCTCCATTTACAACTTTATAAACCATAACCTGTCTATTAGTGGATCCTGTAATTGGAATATCACCAAAGTATACTTCTTCTCCAGCATATTTCCACATCGTTGAAGAAATAATAAAGTTAGTAGAAGAACCTGAACTAAAGAATGGTGATGTAAATTGTAAATTAAAGTTATTATCTTTGTTTGATGCAGCCTTGTTAGGAGTAATCGTCATGAACATATATGGACGTACGTTACTATTCTGTATAGAAGGATCTGCATTGTCAATTGCTTTTAGTAATTGAGAATGTCTAAACACACCGTCAAATTTATTAAGCTCGTTGAAATTGTAATCTGAAACTGTGTCTCTTACAACGGCCGTTAATTCAACTGGAGATCTATCAGTTAAGTTAGGATTGTATTTAAATGCTACGTCAAGATCGAGATATGTAAAGTTAGGATCTACAATTACTGGGGTAATAGATACAACGCTTTTACCTTTTAATATGGTATTCATAATCTCTGTTTTTTCTGTTGCAGTTAAAGTCTCATTCACAAGAGGTTTAATAGAAATATAAATTGAACCATAATCAGGCGGATCATTATCTTCACCACCCCATGTTGAGATAGAATTTATATTAGTAAATTCTTTTTGAATAATTGCTCTATAGTCATCAGAAGTTACTGCTCTATTTTGAGAAGTAAAAGTGAGAGGCGCATTAAATCGAATTGATTCGTTTGTTTCTTTGACTGTACCACCATCCGACTTTGTCAAAGTGCTAATGGCGATATTACTATAACCACCAATATTATCTACCATAGTAAATAAGTTTGCACCATTTGAATCAGGACCGTTTGTAAACAAATAGTCAAGTGTGACAATATTATTGTTCAGTGGTTTTTTACCGGTCACACCATCTCCAAAATATACTTCGAAATATTCGTTTGAATTTTCTTGTAGATAATATACACGGCTAGATGAATTAACATTAATTAATGATTCAAACTTTGTATAGTTATCATATGACGTAGATGATTCGTTTGCCTGAATAAGAACTCTTAATGTAGAAGTGTCCGCATCATCATCTGATATCTGATACTTCTGATTTTCAATATCATTGTCTACTCTATATAAAAGCTTCTTCCTTGTTCCTTCTGCAATTACTACATTGGGAAATATATATTTATTTGCAACAGTTTCTCCAAGTACAGCTGACTGTTCATTGAGTACAATATATCTATAGTTTCTTCCATCAACTTGTGTAGTTAGTTTAGCACCTCGAGGAAGAGTTAGCGATGCAGGTTTATTACCTTGCTCATTAGTAACATCAACCGTAATTGTGACCTGTGCTCTAGGAGCTAGGACCGACCTTGGTATATAACCTAATAGCTTTGCACGTGTAACAATATTACCACGTATTTGTGCGGAATCTAGGAATGCTTCATTCAAAGCAAAGTGAGCAGCCATCGCATTGTAATGTGTATTATATGCAAGCACATCCAGGAGTGAAGATAAACCTGATCCTTCAAAATCATGACTACTAAACTCTGTCTGAGTTTTTAAATAGTTCTTTAGATTCTTTTTGATCTGATCGAAATCAAGTTCGGTTACATTTAAATTAGTTGCCATAGTGTTTTACCTTAAACGCCTTAATACGATTTCCACATCATCTGTAGTATCGAATTCTTTTATTCTAAATTTTACAAGTATTCTGTATGAGTTATTATCCGGCTCATCTACTATATTGACAAAGACAATATCAACTCTTTGTTCTCCCGCCCTTATGCACCTCACTATATTCTTGCGTAATGTTTGTTTCGTGATTGCATCAGCCGGCTCAAACAGTAATGCTCTTAAATTAGCACCTACTCCCAGATTAAATGGCTTCTCATAAAAATTAGTAATAAGTAAATTGCGTACTGCATATCTTATTGCCTGGTCATCTTTTAAAGGAATAATATCTTTACGAATCGGATGCAACGCCAGATTCAAATCAATGTCAGTCCATTGCTTGAGACGCGATGATTTAGAAGCCTTTCTAGTATCTCCTATAACTGTTTTATCTGATTGAATTATTGTAGACATACTATTATTTATACTCCTTTTATTGAAAGTTTGTTATCCAGCAAAAACATTACTTGAACCATCGGCTACCGATGTGCAGTCAGCTACTTCATCGTTTTTTCGACCTATGCCTTTACCGTTAACAAATACCTTAGTAGAACCAACAGCAATAGCTGCACTGTGAGGAGTACAAGGTCCATGCGGGGGTTTTAAATGAATACTATTTTTATCACCTTGACGTGATACCGGTATACCGTTACAAAAAACATTAGAGCTTCCCATCGCTCTAACTGGTCCACTACAATGAGTCTGATCTGGATCTCCAACTCGTGCTACTTTTTGTGAATCACTTGCCATTATTTTCTCCTTACGATATACTAGCCAGCTTAGTATTTATTTGACTGACTGTAAAGTTTATTTTATTACTTGCCGAAACGGTTTGAGTGGAAGTAATACTAGTATCTGATATTGTACTGGGATTGAAAGAAAGATTAGGATCTAAATATGCTATCTTACCAGAGTAACCTCTCAATCCAAGTGGATCGCTATAATACGGAGCATCTCCTGACGGCGATGAAGGTACTGGTTGAGTTCCGCTATCGTATAGCGTATCGGTTCCTACAGCATGATCTCTAAAGTATTTTCTTAATTGCGCTGGTGTTGTGGAAGGATACTTTCCTAATACGCATGCAGCCATTCCTGCAACATTAGGTGAAGCAAAGGATGTTCCAGTTGCTTCATACTCTCCATTAACATGTAGATCCATATAGATATTATCACCAGCCGCGCATGCGTCAATGCGATCCCCGCGATTGCTAAATGATGCAAGCGTTTCTTTATTATTTAATCCAGAATCAACACTAAACTGTGAACCTAAGGCTGCGCATACAATAGTATCACCGGCTAAATGCAAATCGTCTCTACACAACGGAACAAAAATATAAGGCTGAGGCGCAGATCCGTCATTGCTACCCACCAATATAGACATATGCGTTAATGCCCCATTGTTAAAATCTATATTGTCAGGTAAAACAATCGT